CTGTAAAGGATTCCTTGACAGTTGCGACCTCCTCAATCAGCGGCTTCGAGTCCTCGACAATGTCGCATTGCGTAGGGTCCGGAGCGACCGTAGGAATCGACGCCCAATAAAGCAAACCAAGTGCAAGTATCAACAAGATTGAACTCCCTTTTTCGTTCATCCTAGTGGCCTCGATTGCATCCAAGAAACCGCCCTTGGCCCCGGCGTCGACAAATCCGAGACGCCTACGATCGATGTGTATTCGTGTCGACAAAGAGCCTCAATAACCTCGGGGGAAACTTCGGTCCATGAGTCGTTGTGGCTGTTAATTCGCCAAATGTAGTTTCGGCCCATAGTGTCTTTGCGTTTCGAGTAGCCGAGCCACGCCGTAGCATGTCCACCGCCACCGCGAAGGCTGATTGATCTGAGTACGCCATCGCGAGCATAGAACGAATCATTCCAAAGAGTCCCGGTATGAACCGCGCCAACTCCAGAGGCTAGGTACTGAAAAATCGCATCATAGGATTCTAACCAAGTATGCGACCTGATTTTGAACTGGCCCGCTTTGGCCCGCATCGCATCGGTTACGATCGTTCGAGCGTTGTTTGGGTATGGTGTCCTGTATGGCAAATCTGCTTCGGGCAGCATCCCGATCGTGGTTGCGACCTTCAAGCCGCTGTTGATCGTCGAGCCCTTATCAACCCCAAATAGCCTGCCGCCGTCGAGCCGCTGAGACTCGAGGTAAGCGTAGAGCGACGACAATTGACGCTCGGCAGAAAAGCCGCCTTGGGCAAGAGCCCAAACGTACTCGCAGGAATTGGCAAGCGAAAAACCCTGGCAAGAGCCCATATTGCCTTGCTTGTCATGCCTCATCATTGGCCGAGGGTCGATTTCTTCGGGTGCCTCGTAATCGCCGACGCGAAACCCAAGCTCGGTCGAGGTTGCTCGGATCTCGTCGCGGTTCTCGATTGTTGGATTGTAGCCTGTGAAAAAATCACTCATCGTCTGCGATTACCTCCAAGCCGTCGAGCATTGGATTAACGACAAAATCAAACAACGCATCTGAGAGGATCTTGATTATCGCAAACGGAAACGCTGCAAAAAGCAACACAAACAAAATTACCCTAGCCGCGTACCGTCTTACCCGTTTCATTCGCCATCCTCCAGCCCTCGATTGTCGCCCGGACCCAAGGTGCCATCGGGAAGGATATCGTATTTGATGTGGTCGAGCTTTTGGGCCCCCATCGGATTGGATCGCTTGAGCCGCGACACCTTGAGGCCTAAGAAATAGCCTGCGAAGAAACATCCCGCCAGGAACGCCCCCACGCCGAAAGGCCCTGCCCAAAGGACGAGCTGAACGATGTACCAAGTGATTAGTCCGATTTCAGTCATTACCGATTTCCTTTTGTTGCCAAATCGCCTAGCGGACAGCATCCGCAAGGCTCTTGAGTTTGTTCGATGCCGTTAAGTTTTTCAAGTCGCTCTAGCCGCCGGATCTGGTCGCTTCGCACGCAAGCAAGAGCAATTAAAACACCCAAAGCCGCAAAAATCCCGAAAAAGCCAAGCCCAAAAAGGAACTGGAAGTCTTCGCGGTAGTGTTGGTAGTCCAGACCCCTGGCGTAAATATCCTCGGCCTGTGCTGGTTTTGTATTTGGGGCTTTTACGTCGCTCATTTACCACGCCCCCGCGATTTCTCGATTGATTTTTGCTATCTCGGATTCCTTGCCCGCAAACGTCACCGGCAATTTTAGCTCATCGATCGCCGAGTAAACCCGGTCGAGAGCCTCGCGATTTTTGCCGCCTGCATTGTCGGCAATAAACTTGGTCCATTGCTCTTGGTTGGATATTTCTCCGCTCTCGATCTTCGCTGCCGCATCGAGAAAAGCCTGTTTGTACGCCGCTCGAATTGATGGAATCGTCGACCGGACGACGGCAGTTACCCCGACAGGCCTAGATGGATCACCTCCCTCCTTTGGCTGTTGGTTCATCACGTAGAGGACCAAGCCCCCAATGATTACCCAAGGAATCCAGTTGTCTTTTTGCTTCGCCATCGTCACTCCAATTAGGACCCCTGCCAACTCACCGAGCCCCTATTCGCTTGGTAAAGTTCGGGTTGGCTAGGGGTTATTCGTCGTCGTCGTCGTCGAACATCTCAACCAGCAAAGGAACCTCGACAGTTTCCTTGAATTCGCCTGCGTTGTACGCCACCAAAAGCATCGTTTGCAACGGCACCGCCTTGTATTCGTACGCCGTCAAATAGCCGTTGTCTTTGGCCCATTTCCAGGCTTTGAACGCCAATTGCATCAGGGCGAAAATCAAGGCTAATGTGGCCGGATCAATGAATTTGTAAGCCGGCTTGCCCTTGCGATGCTCAGCAAAAAGCTTTCGCCTAAGCGATCGCTTGGCCTTTCGCTCGTTGCCATCGGCCTCAGCGTAACACTCGGCAAAAGTCGCTTCGTGAGCTTTGGCCGCTGTTTGCAGTCGCTCTAAGAAACTCACTTTGCCACCTCATCGGGCTTGGGCAGGGGTCGGACCGAATCGCCAACGATCCACGCCCCAATAACCCAAACCAATTGCTGGATCTGATCTTCGCTGAGCGGTACGCGATCCTTCAACACAACCACGGCAATCGTAGCCGCTGCCGCCCAAAATCGCTTGCTCTTGACAAGTTCGCCTAAGTTCATGGTTTTTCTCCTTTCCAACATCTTATCCCCAGTCAAGGGGGTTGACAATCACCGGAGGCCCGAATTTCGCTTTTGCCGCTTCCTGGCCACCGGCTTGGACTTTGGCCGCCCTCGCCCCGGTCGCTCTTGGTGGAGCCCGTATTGCTTGTTTACTGCCTCGAAAATGAACCGGGCCATTGTCCAGCCTTTCGACTCGGCGATTTTGGACCACGCCGCCCATACTTCGGGAGGCTGGATTATGTTTTTGCGTTTGGTCATTTGCCTGCCTTGTTCCGTAGATCCTCGATCCAAAACTGCCCCGGGTCGAACACGTCAGCCGAGTACACCGCCACGCCAAGAGCCGCCCAGTAGTGAGTAGCCACGCCGTAGAGCTTGCCCGGTTGCTTCTTGGTTCCGACCGGCCCGAAGCGATCGATAAGAGCCTGCCGGACGTTGGCATCCTTGGCCCTCATCGAATTGCACAGGTGTAGCTTGACCGATCGACGCGGGATAAGCCGCAAGTGCCAACTGCGATCGTACAAGAGCGACGCAAACCAGCCAATGCCCGCCACTGTGCGAAATGTTTCTTGACCGACTGCCATGCCGAAGCACTCTATCCATTCAATCGAAACGTGGTCGACACCCTTGAGTAGCGGCCCGATCTCAAACGATCCAAGCTTGAACACCGGAATCGATTCAAGCCTGATAACCTTTTCCGCTACAGCATCCCACCAAACAAACGCACTCTCGACCGGCCCGGGGTCAATGCCTAAGTAGATCATTCGCCTAACTCCTTTCGTCGCTTGCGGTTGGCTCTAATCGCCCTGCGAACAATTTGATAGCCGCAGTCAAGGGCCTTGGCGTAGGTCGTTTGTTTAATGCGGTTGCGATAATCGTCCGCTTTCCTGCCCCACATAGCACGCCGACAGATTTTCCTTGCTTGCCTGAGTTTCATTCGCCCGCTTCGCTTTCCTTTTTTTCTTCAAGTTTTTCAATCGCGGTACGATAGGCAACGGATTTACCCAGCTGGTAGTTAGCTGATTTTACGTCACCAGTTGGTATGATCTTATTCATTCGGGTTATTGCTTCAAGGCGAAGCCCCTCAAGGTACTCGATAAATTCTTTGCGTGTCATTCGCCTACCTCCTTAATCAGTCGATCTAAGTACCATCGAGCCTTCTTCAAATCTTCAACGCCGTTTTTCTTGTCGTACCGCCAAAGGTACTTTATCGCGTTGCCGCGAAGGTAGCCAAGAAAGCCGCCGCCTAAAGCCACTTTCATCGCTTCGATACACTCAATGCCGCCTTGCTTGTAGTGCGAAGGGTTGATGGGGTCGGCTTGGTCGATCTTCCTGATGCTTGACGATCGAAAATAGCCGAGACGCTTCCTGCAATCCGAAATAAACTCCAGCGGATACTCATTGCTCTCTGAAACCGATACGATTCGGCCTCGAACCCCACGCCATTTATGCGAACGCTCGACGATTACCACCGCATCGCCAACCGCCAAGGGGTCGCCAGTTCGCCCCCTTGCCTCCATAATGCCCTCGATGAACTGATCGGCATCTACGCCATCCATACATGGGCTAGGGGCTAGGGGTTTTGATTGATACTCAGCCCCTGCTTGGAAGACTTGCCATATCAATTCAACCTGAGAATCAAAATAATGATTTTCATTTCTGGCAAAATCACCTTGGCTCCACCCCATTTGCTGAATCAAATCGGCCTCGAACGCCTCCCGCATCGGGTCGCTCAAACTATCCGGGGTTTCCGGAGAGTTGAACGGCTCGACGGGTCGGCAGTGGTCCCGGTCAGCCCAAAACCAGTTATCATCGCCGCTTCCCGTCACTTTTATTAGGTTTTCCCATGGTTCAATCACCTTACATAATACCAAAACCTTATCGCCCGCTTTCAATTTCTCACTCATCTTGCACCTCGATTCTTGTTTTTGAAAACTCTTTGTTCGCCGCCCAAAAACTCTGCCCGTAAACTTCCGTTGTCAGCCTTGCGCTAACGTTGTCGACTTCGGCCACCTTAGCTTTAACCCAAACGGTATCGCCTACTTGCACTTGCCCGCCCTCCTTGCTGGATGGTTCTTGTTTGTCAGTTGTCTCACGCATTTCAATAACTCCTTGTTCCTTGCCTGTAGTTCCTCAACTTGCCTTTTAAGTTTCCCAGCTTCACGTTGAAGCGTTCGGATTGTTGCTCGTAGTGTTGGTTTACTTTCCTTCATGCTTGATTCGCTCATCGTCAACAATGGCCGAAAGGGCATCGAGTTGATACGCCTCAAAAAACCTTTGCTCGTCTCGCATCATTGCCGAGGCTTGCAAGAATGCTTGGCTTGCGCAATCGGTAAATGACAGGTCAGCGGTAAGCCTTATGCTCGCCAACGCCGCCTCTGCGTACCGCCTGAATTGTTCTCTGTCTTCCATTTGCTGCTTGTTCATTTCGAAACCTTTCTAGAAATCATTAAAGTTACCGCTACGCTCTTCCATCCCAACAACCTTGCCCCGTAGCATTTTCAAATCGCACGCTGCGATTCGACCGTTACGGAATTTTCCGACTTGGCAGGTCATTGATTCGCTGCCCCTGTCCTCTCGATGGAGAAACAGAACGACGTCCGAATCTTCCTCGATAGACCCTGTTTCCTTTAAGTCTGCTAGCGTCGGCATTTGCCCTTCGGCAGTTCTGCCAACTTGGGCTAGCGATATGATCGAAATATCATACGCCTTGCTCATTCGGGCAATCTCATTCGATACGTGTGAGACCTGTAGCCGCCTGTCGGATATTCCTTTTTGAGCCTTGACTAATTGAATGTAGTCAATCACTACTAGCTTGGTCCCGCGCTTTGCCATGTCGGTTCTGATTCGGCTTTCGATCTTGGCTATCGACGCCCCTGGACAATGCCACACTTCGCAGGGGACTCCCTTAAAAGCGTATAGCGTCCCTAGCATTTCGGATAATTGGGTATCCGTGAAACTCAGGTAGTTTAAATCTTGCATCGTCGCGGACGTATCCCGAAGGGCCAGCCTAGACCCGCAATCATCGAGTGACATTTCGACCGAGACGAATAGCGTTGGCACTTTCTCGGCCTGAGCCACCCGCAAGGCTATCTCCATTCCGAGAGCCGATTTCCCGATCGACGGCCTAGCCCCGATGGTAATGTACCCGTTAGGCATCCCGCCCATGAGCATCGCATCGAAAGCCGGTATTCCAGTTTTGAGAACCGGAGACTTGCCAGCCTTGCGAAGGGCCTCTAGTTTCTCGATCTTCGCAAATACGATCTGCTCGCAATCCTTTTGGCTGTCGCTGCCCATATCGCCAACAATCAAAGCCGCCGAGGACATTTCATCCGCGATCCTGTCCGGGTCGAAGCTAACATCGGTTCGGATCTCTTGGGCAAAATCATCGATCATTACCGCCAGCTTTCGACGCCTGGACCATTTCGCCACCTCTTCGGCGTAGTATCGGACATGGTGCGGAACTGCCGTACGAATCATCTCAGCGAACTTGGCAGGCCCTCCAATCGCATCGACGGCTTTAACCTTCTGTAGCTCCTGGCAAATGTTTGCAAGCTCTAGCGGTACTCCCATCGAGCTTAAAACCTGGATTGCCGAAAAGACCTTGCCGAATCCATCGGAGAAAAAGTCCCTTGCTGTGACGACTTCGCAAGCCTCGTAGATCGATGCGGGCTTGACCAGCAAGCCGCCGACCAAGAATTCCT